CAGATCTCTCTACACATTTATATACAACTATAGCACGGTTTGGTATTTTTGTCAAGAAAAAACCCACATTTCTGCGGGTTTTTGTGACTCATTGTATAAAGTAGTGGGCCTTTAAGGCATGGCACAATAAGGATAGCGTTAAGAAACGCTTCATTGTGTTGTTGGAGCTAGGCAATGAATTCCTAGATTACCCTTATACAACTAATAAACTAAAACTAAACATTATATTTGGAGAATGTAACTGTCTAATTGTAGGAATACTCTTAGTGTTTTAATTTACTATTAGTATTTATGATAACACTAATCTGCTGCTTTGTCAAGTCTTTTTCTTTGTTTATGTATGTGATAATAAATGTTTGCAACAGTACAACCTATTGCAATACTAATGTCAGCTGGTGTATGTCCGTCTTGATGCAGTTCCCATATTTGTTCTGCTACTCTTTCACCATGTTTGCCAATAATTGCTTCACCTTTTTTCCGTCCTGGCTTTCTTGGAGTGTATTCAAATTCATTTGTTCTGTTATCAATTTTATCTATATCATCTCTGTTAAACAACAGTTTTCTTTTAACAGTTTGTTCATGTAATGGTTTTCTGCGTGGTAAGTTGTGTGAATCAAGCCATTCATTTATACATAATGCATTAGTGGCAATTGCTATGCCATCTTTGTACATTGCATATACACTATATGTTCCTGGTATGTGTGCTAGGTATTGTTTAACCCAAACAAAGTGTGCTAGTTTTTGATAGTCTTCTAATTCTAGTATTTGTTTGAACACTAGCTTGAGTTCTGGCTTGGTTATTGTTTCTGGTTCTGTTTCTGCCAGTTTATATGCCGGGGTTGTCATATGTATATCCTTGTTGTTGTTGGTACTATATACAGTCCTAATTTGCCGGTTAAGACACCTTAAATGACTACATATAGTTAGTAAGTTCCACCATCTATGCTGTCTGCTGTAATGTCTCTATTGACCCATTGTGAGGTTGCGTTGTCATATTGTAAACTTTGTCCATCTTGTACACTTGTAATAACTACATCACTGAGTTGATCTAAACTTGTAATGGCACCTGTAGCAACATTGACCCATTGACTTTGGCTTGCATCATATTTTAGTACTTGGTTGTCTTGTACACTTGTGACAGTAACATCACTTAATCTATCCAAGTTGATACTGCCTTGTACATCACTGCCTTGTGCCATAAAGTGTGCTGATGTTCCTGAATTTAATGTAATAATGCTCATCTATAACTCCTTGCTACTATCATATATTGTAGCTATTATATCTACAGTGTTGTCTTCTGTTAGTTTAAGTTCTTGTACACGGAAAAACTTTTGTGTTTGTCCTGCACCAGTACCCCATCCAAATTCATCATGTCTAACTTCTATAATATCACCACTGCGTAACAATAGTGCTGTGTGTGCCGCTGTAAACTTAATTGTGTATTCATCTCTACTAATATCTACTGTTTGTGTAATCAAGTCTAATACTTGAGCACTATCAGTAATCATAGTGTAATCTTCTTGTGATTCTAGTGTACTACCATTGTCTGCAACTCTGTATGTAGCGTTGTCAAATATAACAACATCATCATTGTACTCTGTGGCTGGGTTATTGAATATGCCTGTTGCTTTGTTTAGTTTGCGTGCTTTGTCTGGTAAAGCTAGTTCTATTTTTCCAATAATAGTGTCTTTGGTAAAGATTGCACTAGTTGGAATACCTACTTGTTCATTTGGCTTTTTGATACGGAATTCATACTTGCCATCAACAAATAATAATATACCATTGCAAGTTTCTAGTATCTCACCTACATTATCAAACAATTGTTTTTCTGTTTGTAAGAAGCCATTGATGTTGTATCCCTGTCCGCCTCTAGCCGCTGCACAGTCTAATCTTGCTTGTTGAAAACTAGCTAGGTTAACATGTTTTCCTGCTATCCAAACTTCATTTTCATTTCTTTCTAAGCCTTTACCAAATACTTTATTAATCAAATAATCATAAAGTACATCTGCAGGGTTTTGATCTGCACTGCTTGTATAGTTAGCTGAAGTCATATCACCAATAACATCACCATCTGTTAGTGTGCTTATGTCAAGTATCTTTTTACCTTCTAATAAAAATGTAACAACAGGTAATTGTCCACCATACTTTTCACCATTTGCTTCTAATAACATTGTAAAATAACTTACACCTTGTAATCTGTGTGCTGATGTCCATACACTGCTTCCAACTGAACCTTGTAGGCTTGTATCTACTGTTTGTGTATCTGTTCCAGGGTACCAATTGCTTGTAATAGTTGGTGCATACTTTGAAATAAATCCACCTAAACTATAACCACCATTACCATTGCTGGTTAATGTTCCACCATTTGAATCATCCCATACAACAGTATCATTGAAGTATACTTGTTTAACTGTGCCAATTTCACCTTCACACATAACAATAACAAAGTTTAGTTTAGTTGTTCCACTTAGATCACCACTTCCGTTTGATGTGTCTACATATACCCTTGTTCCACCCATACGCTGTTTTCCGTATAAAATGTATATGGGATCATTGTTTGATTGTTTGTTGATTAGTACATTTGATCTTGCCGCTCTAGCTTGGCGTTCAGCTCTCTTTTGTGCTTTACGCTGTTGATTGTAACTGTAAAGACTGATTGCTAGTTTGATAAAGAACTTTGCTACACTACTTAGGCCCATGATTCATGTCTCCATATACTGTATTCTGCGTCTGGTTGTTCAATTATATGCTTTGACATTTTCTTTGCACCATCCATTATACTCCAGGCTTGACTCATACATATTATGTATGTGCTTGGAAAAAATCTATTGTTTTGGACCATTACTATGTCTCCTGTTTGAGGGTTAAATTCACGCTGATACCCGTGTTTTGGGAACCATTCATCAACTGTTAAGAACTTGCTTGCAACTCTTATTCCACTTTTCATGTCATTGTATTTACCGTATATTTCATCAACAGTATTTGTACCAAACATATGATCATGGTAATGCATTAGCAATGTACAACAATCATTGGTACCAAACTTGTGTGGTAACCATTGTCTACTTGCTAACCAAAGTCCTAGTTTCTTTTGATTTTCACTACGCATTTTCTTTCCACTGTACTTCCTTTTGCACTTCTTTAGCAAAACTAAATCCTTCATCAGCAGGGTGTATGTTTTGCTGACTGTTTTGATTTGTGTATCTTGCACTTACTCTGTCAAAGTCTGTCCAGTGGCTTGCGGTACTAATACTTGCTGTTGTACTATCACCTTGATCACCTAAAGCTGCTGTTATACTGTTGATGTAACCTTTGTATAATACAACTTCATGTGCTACACTGTAGTCTTCCATAAATGCTCTGTATATTGTTAGTGGTTTGTCAATGTAATCAAGTTCTTGTATAGTTTTTAATACTGTTTCACCTGTTGGTAATTCTACAATACCTGCTAATTGTACTTCTAACTGTTCAATACTAAAACTTGCATTATCTACAAATTCAGTCATTTGTAGTAATCCACCTGCGGCAATGTATGTGTTGCCATCTGTTAGTGTTAAGTTAAAAGGTGCTTGTGTAAGATAATATGTGTGTGTACTATCAATTGCTATTTCAACACAGTCAAAGTATTGTATAGTTTCTTTTGCTACTATTTGTTCTAGGGTTGCCATGTGTTATTTCCACTGATCCAAATCAAATGCCACGCTAACATAATAGTAATTGTTTACATCAACTTGGTATTCAAAGTTATCACTACCTAATGTAACAACAGCGTGGTATGGATCTTTGTAAAATTTACTACCTGCACTTCTGTCTGTTCTAAACGGCCAAGGTGTGCGTATTTTAGCTTCACCAAATATGTTTGAACTTGTGCTACTTAAACTTGTGTGTAGATAACCATTGTGGTTACCACCACCACCAATAAACACTTCACCGCGTATGAATGCATCTGCTTCATTACTACTAAAACCTTCAACTAACATTGTAGTATCACCTGCTGTTATATCATTTTTAAGAAGTGGACTTGTTGTAGTGTTAACATACTCATTAAAGTCTGCCCATAGTATGTTTACATTATCTTTGTTTCTTAACCTAAAGTAAAATGGTGTGCTTTGTCCGTGTGCCGCTTGTGCAATTGCATGGAACTTTTGGAAGTCTTCTGCACTCATTGGTGGATACTCTACTTCAAGTCTCCACTTGGTATGTCCTACACTGCGTGTATACTTGATACCACTTTGGCTATTGTTAACCAATGTAGGTGAATTATAGTTAATAACTGCACTTCTTGGTGTTACATGATCTGGCCAAACTTTTAATTGACTGCTTCCATCACTTGCCCATTCATCATCTGTGTCCCATACATCTTCTGCTTCAGCTGGTGTAAGTGGTATTGGTATATATGTATCTGCTGGTGATTCTAATTGAATCAATACTGGATCAGCATCAGCATATCTACCTTCAGTTAACATAGTTATACTTTGTAATTTTCCACTTCCATTTACTGCAACTGTGGCAGTTGGTGATGTTTCACCTGTTGTTGGATACAATGTTGGACTTGAATCTCCTGCACTCCAATATCTTGTGCTATCAAGTTCTGATGCATATACTGTTGTGTTATTGGTATCTTGATAACTGTAAGTTTCATTACCAGGAAGAATTATATCTAAACTTGTTAATTCATATGGATATGGAAAGTTACTGTCTATGGCCATATCACCTGCGGTAGCAATAGTATTTGCTGGCATAATTAATTCAGCGTTAATATCACCTGTAACTAATGGATTTATGGTTACTTCATCAACTAGC